CCCAGTGTAAGAACTCTCCATTGGGATGTCCCATAGGAATAACGTCAGTGCGTCCTTCTGTTGCTAAGGAAATCCACAGCACATCGTTTACAACAGGCTGGATACGGTTCTCACCAACTGATTCAATATCAAAAGCAAAAGCATCTACCTTGGAGTAGAACTCAACAAGGTCTTCTAACTGTTCTTTAGTAGTAATGATGTTCATATATCCCTCAATTATTTAATGAGAGAGGGCCTGGAAACGGAAGTAAACAGACCCTCTCTCGGTGGAATCGTCTTTAGACGGAGCGAGCAACCTCAAGCATTTCGGAGCGAGGGGTCTCCCGAATAACTTCTGCTGTGAACGGAACAGCGGATGCTACTAACTCTTGAACATCATCGATGCTCAACTTCCATTCCTCTGCTAAGTCACGACCACGAACGAAGTTGAGGGTGTACTGCGTTGTTGGGCCTGTGCCTAGTCGAGAAATTTCCCAGAACTCTTTTGAAAGAGGTCCTTTACGCTCATCATCGTGCGCCTTCTTAATCTGGCGAGCAAGTGATGGTGGTGCTGTCAGGATCTGTACACCTTGTACTTCTCCAGTCAACACAAGAATGTTGAATGCAAATTTGCCACGAGGCTTGTCACCAAGTACGTCGCAAAGTGGGCAGGCTTCTCCGATACATACAAAGGACTTCTTACCCTTTGGGCGTTCAATCCAATGCTGTTCATATGAAGCGAATGGTGCATCTCCCAAGAACTTAATGAGTTGTGGTTCTTCAGAGAAACGGAAGTCAGTTGGGAATTCAGAAGTATCTGACTTTACGATTGCGTCGAATGCATCCCAGCCTTCTTGAACTGTGGTGCCGACTTTTGGTGTTGCTTCTTCGCTATCTTCTGAAAGATAAGCGTCTGTTTCGATTGTTGGTTTTGTGATTGGCATATGTTTCTTTCGGTAATGAGGCCTATTGGCTCTCGGTGGATGTGATGTCCTTCCAGCGCTTTACTAAAGCCTCTGTCAGGTCTTCGTGTTGGTTCCACTCTACACGAGCAGAACCGAGTAAACCTCTGCGATTGAATTCTTCAATAGCAGATTCTATGAGCGCTCTAGTATAAACCCGATTTCCTCCAGTCTTTTGACCACGTAGGGTCTTAGACCGAAGTCGATACGGGGCACGTGGGATATACCCTTTGCGCTCCCAAAGACGGATAGTGACGATTGTCTTTTCCAATGCCTGTGCTAACGCACCGATTGTAAAGACCTCTGTTTCTACTCCGTTCAATGTTTTAATGATTGAGGTTGAATCCCAACCATTACTCTCACCGCTTTTGCGACGAGAAACCTTTGGATCTATTTCACGACGTTTCTTTTTTGAACCAGGAATGTACTCAAGATCAGCAAATGCTTTTTCGATCTCATCATCTCCACGCAAACCAGCCATGAGTTATATTCCTTTTACTTATTAGAAAAACGATTTGGGACTAACTTACAAAACGTAACGCCATCAAATGCTGCTTTCCAACTATGGTGACGACCCTTTGGATCAACGCACACGTAGCCCTTTAAGTTTGGAAGAACCTTCTCTTCTGCATTTGCTGGAAACATTAGTCCTGCTGTAACGATTGATACTGCAATTAGTGTCTTCATAGCGCCCCTATTTCTTGTTCATCACGAGTGCCCATACAACACTCTGTGGATACATCTCGTCTACTTCTGCCTCTGTAAGTTCATCGTTGTATAAAGCAGCCATCAAAGCATCTTCATCAACAACACGAATCATCTTGTAGAGTTTGTCTTCAAGACCCTTTGACTCAATGAGTGCCTCAGCCGCAAGTTCATCAATCTTTCTTGTTACACGGCGCTGCTTTACTAGGGCAACAAATCCTTCTACCTCTGTAGGAAGTTCAATTACTAAGTTTCCTTTAGAGTCAACTTCGCCCTCATTATCTAGGCGCTCAAATAACTGAGTCTTTAATTCTTTTTGTTTTTTTTCCCAGTATTCCATTTGCTTCTTTGTAAACGCATACTCTTTTGCTTGAGCAGTTAAATCGTTTTCGTCTGCGCCACGTGGTTCTACATCTTTTACTCTTGCCATTATTCCCCCTACGGTCTTGATTTCTGAAGAAACCCTATCAGACTTCCAACAGTCAGGTCGATCCCACCTTTGGTGTTAATGCCCTGCCCATCCATAATTGCATCTGCTACGGCGTTCTTCTGTTGGAGCATATCATGCTGTCGTTCTTCGATCGAATCCTCAATTAGTAAATCTTGAATGGTGATACTAGGCCAACGGCTAGATGCACGCTTGATGCGGCCATTGCGTTGGACAGCCAGTCCTGCAGACCAAGGAAGGTCGTAGTTAACGAGAAGGTTGGCGTTAGGCAAATCTACCCCATACCCTCCAGCATCTGAGGATATAAAAACACGACACGCTGGATCAGTAAGAAATTTTTCCTTGCTGGCTTCTTTCTCCTTAGCGTTCATATCTCCTGTGTACAGGGTTCCGCCAACTTCTGCCTGTATGAGTTCTAGCATTCCTACCCATGAAGTAAAGATAACTACCTTTGCATCTGAATCAGTGTCTAGGTGGTCGTTTACATATGTCTTTAGTTCTTGCAGTTTCTGGGATTTAAGAACACCATCTAATAGGCCTCGTTCTTTTAGGCTAGACACGTACGCACTTCCTGACCCAAGTTGCTGGTCAAACAATGCTGCGCTGTTGTGCAGTAGTTGAGGATGATCACACAGCATTCTTAGTGCAGTTATCTTAGACATGATAGAGCCACGCATCATGTCTGCAGGACTTCCTGGCTGGTTGTCATGTCCATAATGAGCAAACAATGAGAAGTTTGATCCAAGCAACTGCTGTGCCTCGTACAGTTCATTGCTGAGTTCATCTGCAATAAAGTTATAGAGTGTTGAGGATTTTTTATCAAAGGAAACAAACATAGGGTCTCTATGAATTGTGTCTGGAAGATATGGGGCTACATCTGGATCTGTCTGCACTTTTCGTACAGATGCTTGTTTCATCTTCTCGTGAAAGATAGGTAAGTTTCTGTAGCGTTGCACTCCACCAAAATGATTACGCACAATAAAGGTCTGATCAAACAAATCAAACCTACCTAGGAGCGTGTTATCTACAAACTGCATGATGCTGTAAACCTCTTCAGGTCTTCCATTCTCAATAGGAGTGCCAGTTAACGCAAACCTAATAGGAACTTTTGAGGATAATTTCTTTACAGCCTTTGCTCGTTTGGATCTGAATCCTTTGATAGCAGTTGCTTCATCGCAGATTACTGCGCCCCATTCATAGTCCTTTATGATGTCCCAATCTCCAACGATGGTCTCATAATTACATATTACGTAGTTGGTGTGATCTCCCCATTCCATCTCACGCATCCATCTGATTGTTCTTGTGGACTTAGATCCATCTAATACTGCAGCACTTGAATCGGAAAACTTTTGTATTTCCTTTTGCCATTGGTACTTTAGACTAGATAGACCAATGACTAGAACAGGCTTTGTTACATCCCCAGAGTCTTTCAATTTCTCTATAGCCGCAATAGTCATGCAGGTCTTACCTAGACCCATCTCATACGCAACAAGCATTTTCTTACGGTCAGCCATTTTATTAACAGCATCTACTTGATACGGTTTTAAAGTACCTTTAAATGTCATTTGTTTAAGTATTTTATCATTTTAGTAAGAAGTTCTATACTGTCATCAACTTGACCAAGAACTAAATTACAACGTGTGCATAATAACCCTCTAAAACAATTACCGCATGTGTCTTCTACGGATTCGCAACACAAATGATCATGATCTACAGCAAAGTTTTTTCTTTGATGTCCTGGTTCTTTTACTCCACAAATTTTACAAACATAATTTTGTTGTTTTAATAATTCAGTGTATTGTTGTAAACTTAATCCTTTTCTTTTTAAACTTCTTTTTCTTGATTTTAATGGGTTGTTTACAGTATGCCAATGATTTCTACAAGCACCTGTTGGCCCTGCTTTTTTCTCGCAAGAATCAATCTTGCATTTACCCCAAGAGTCTGACTTTTTGGTAGGAACACCAACATCACCTGTTTTTCGTAAACGTTCGTAATGCCTAATACAAAGTCCTTTTACAATACGTTTTGGTACAAAATCGCATCCTTTTACTGAGCATTTTAAATTATCCATATTAGTAGTATACATGATGCGACGCATTGTAAGGACTAAAATAAAGGCTTAGGGGTAGGAGCGGTCGCTAGAGCATGACACAGATAGCATTCCATGTCTAGCATATAGATTGATATTTCCCCATCTTCATCAAACATGCATTTAACATTCCATAGCGTGGAACCGCAGATACACACCGATGTTGGGTTATCTTTATCTCGTAGATCCATCATAGGTAGGCAGCCTTTCCTAAAATGGAAGTCTTTGCAGTGCTTATTCCTCGTTCAATTTCTTCTTCGGTCATATCACCGACATCTTTTACATCTATATCTTTGTAGTTAAAGTAGTAGAGATCCATACCGTACTTGCGAGCCAATACCCGTATCTGTTCATTGGCAGTATGCCCAGCCTTATCGTTATCAAAAGCAGCAATTATTCTTGGAGCACGACGCATTATCTTTGCTTGGTCTTCACTCATGATTGCCCCAAAAGTTGAGATTGCACTCTTACCTAATCCAGTTAATCGAACTGCATCTAAAGGTGATTCAACAATTATTAGATCGTGTTTTGAACTCATGATTTGTACGCCAAATACAGTCTTTGACTTCTTAACTCCTGCAGGTTGATTACGAAAGAAACGCCCACGAGCACCCTTCTCTTGCCAACCTAAAAGCGTGCCATTGTCTGGATCTCTAATAGGGAGAATCCATGCTTCGTTACTCTTGTCCCATAGAACTCCATGAACGTTAACTGACTCTCTAGTTAGAAACCTTTTCTTCAACTCAATGTCTGGTGGGTCAACATAAACCGCAAGACGAGCCTCAGACATAGGTATTGATTCTTCAGGCTGCACATATTGTGGGAGATCCTTTATTCGACGCATCAATGCATCGAGAGGTATCTCGGCGCTTTCGCCAATGTAATCCTGAGCATCAAAGTAAGAGATACCTTTTATGTCAGCAACTAGGGTGTATATGTTTCCCTTGTAACCGCAAGAAAAACAAATGTGTGCACCGCTCTCGGTGTTGATCCACCAAGAAGGAGAATGATCTTCTTTGCCTGTGCGCTTCTTGTGCATCGGGCATAACCCGTTGACCTCAACACCACGTTGAGAATGTAATGGTAGGTCTAGGTTAAGAAGAATCTTTTCAATATCTACCACTGCTTGCTCCAGTCAGAGCAGAACTTACACTTCAACATCTCGTCCTCATCGTGGAAGCAACCGCTCTCCCAACGCCATGTCAACGCAGTCTCGCTAGGTCCACAGTTACGGCTTGCAACAATCTTTAGTAGGCGAATCTCTTCATCCTCTTCAACTGGCTCAAGGCCAAGGATCACATCTGAGTCTTGGAAGAATGATGATGAGTAACCAATAGAGTCGGCAGTTACTTTTCCAGCACGCATCTTCCATAGGAGAGTCTGGGTAGTGATTACTACTGGCTTGTTTATCTTTTGAGCCATGCGTTTTAACGCACGGGTAATGTTTGTGATGGCTTGCGGAGTGTTCATCTCTCCACTGATCTCATCAAGCATCAAATAAACACCGTCTACAAATACGATGTCTGGCTTTGTTTGCTCAATCTTTGCGGCCAATGCAGATACGGTGATTCCGTTAACAGCATCAACTAAGTGGAATGACTGCTCTGTCTCCATCTTGTTTAGGATATCTATGTAGCGTGATTCTTCTGCTGGAAGTAACTTACCTCTGCGAAGACGACCGTGAGAAATATTTGCTCGCATCGCATCGTGACGCTGTTGCTGTTCGTGATTGTTCATTTCAAAAGATTGGAACATAGGTATCTTGCCTTGCATGTGAATGTTGATAGCCATCTTCAATGCAATTTGAGACTTACCAGTCTTTGGAGGAGCAATGATCGTCACCAGTTGACCGCCCTGCAGTCCAGCAGTTGCTTCATCAATCTTTGCAAAGCCAGTAGGAATTCCTAAGAACTGTTGATTCTGAAGCGCTTGATATTCTTTGTAGCGTTCTTCTGTGTTCTTTGTTAAGTCAATCTCATGAGTACCAAGTACGCCCTGCTCATTGACTTTAGATATTGTCTGCTCCATAGCAAGCAGAGCAGCATCATGATTGTTCTCTTGTAGTTGTTCTACAGCATTCTCTAGACCCTGCCGTGTAAGGAGGCGACGACGGAATGAGACCATCGTGTCCAACAGATAGTCAATGCTGTCTTGAACATCTAAAACTTTAAAGTTTGGATAGTGATCCTTTACCGTAACTGCGGTAGGTACTTCGCTGTATTCTCCGTAGTGCTTGCGAACAAAAGACCACACACGCTTGTTGTCGTCATCTAAAAACCATTGTTCACTAACGCCGATTTGAAGAGCAGGTACAATCTCTCTATCACGTATTATCTTACTGATCAGACGATGTTCATTGTCCGATGCCATTGTGCCCCCTCTTACAGATTATCTATTTGTACTCCTGCTGATCCATATCGTGCAACTCGACCTGGAATGTCTATCACTCCCCGTAGATTAGCACGGTACGGAATTCCCATAACCAACTCATCTGGATCATCATAGAGTTGCCAGTAGTTGAATGGGTTTACCACTCTCTTCTCTAATTTATCAAATGCCTTCTCAAGTAACTCCTCTGTCCAACCCTGATCGGCATAGCCAGCGAGTTCTAAAGAGACTCCGTACTTGTTAGCAAGAATCCAAAGTTTGTTTGCATTCTGCAAATCTATGTTGCCGATCTTATGTTCAATCTTTTTAGATAGAAGTCTTTTGGTCTCCTCTTCTACAAGACCAATTACTACATCGGTTAGACAGACCACTTGGAGAGAGGAGACATTTGATATGTCTCCGTTTTTCATATGACTTCTACTTTAGCGTACTTAACTACGAAATCACGAAACGACTTTGCATCCTCACTCGCCTCTACAGCAAGTTCTTCGGAGATCTCATTTGGTACAAGGATTGAGTAGTGACCCTTGTTCATCTTCATGCGGTTGCTAACAAAACTTGCGTGCTTGCAAGTAAAGTTTTTGCGCCACACAGGACAGTTGCATCGGGTTCTCTTTGTCTCAGTATCGACTTCTACCTCAAAGATCCCAGCCGCTTGAGCAGAGATGAACAACTGGACTGTACGCCAATCGCTTTCCATTCTCATCCCCTTCATTGCGCTGCTCTCAAGTCTGAACCAACGATAGGGACTCGGATGAAGGCTTCGTGAGCGAAACTCGCCATTGCTTCCTTGTACTCCGCTTCCCAATTCTCAAGTCTAACATTCGTAGTCACGATTGTCGGGAGAGCCTTGTCGTATCTTAGGCGCAATATTTCATCAAAAGAAGTGTCGTCGTATTTAGATCCGTACTCTTTACCCAGATCATCAATAACAAGTATGCGAACATTTAGCCAGTCAAACTTTGAGCGACCATGGAAGCCATCAAGTTCATAAACCATATTGCGCTTATCCTCGTGATCCGCATCAAAGGTTGACTTTTTTCTTGATAAAAACTCAGGATAGGTCATGTAGTAGATCGGTCTGGCGCTAAGGCCGTAGTCGCTGACACTGAGTCCCAGAACCTTTGCGGCTTCTACATCGTTCTCTGGCAGGTGACGCAAGAACTCCATAGCGGCAACTACCGCATGGGTAGTCTTGCCAATTCCTGGGCCGCCATCAAACAAGAGACCAACGCCATTGATTCCGATGTTGCCCACCTGCTTGATGACTTGCCCACTCGTGGCATCACTAATCCACGTCGCTACCTCATCAGGAAAGTAACCAGAACGATCCACAATGTCCTGTGGCTCCAACCCCAAAAAACGACGTGGGATGTTCGAGTTACGAAGTAGCCAGTGCTTTTTGATCGCTGGTAGTTGATTGATGTCGTACATTAAATATCGTTACCCTCGTATTCGTGTTAGGCCTTGAAGGACAGTTTGCCTTCAAACGCCATAGGCTTTCCCTTAGCGTCTGGAGGAGTTGTCGTGCATGCAGTCATTTTTACAGACTTGCGTGGCGTTAACTTCTGAACCATCTCCTTGATCCATCGCTTACCTGCTGATGCATTAGCCCAAGCCGCTGTAGTCACAACATCAACTGTGTCAACACCGTCTTCTTGAACTGTGACAGTAGCCATCCATGCGCCACCCTTTTCAGGATTCTTCTTTAGTGTTGCTTCGAATACCTTGCTGATTTTTTTAGCCATTGCTCTTTGCTCCTAATCGTTTTTCATAACGCTCTAATTGTGCACGACCAGAGAGCGAATTCTGGAACACACGACCATCGCTGGCAGTGAGAGTGCTTACCTTGATCGAAGTATCGATCGATGCATTTACCTTTGTCAAACCGAGGTTCTCTCTGGCTTGGTTCATCTTCTTGCCAAATGATGCTAGGTAAAGTTTGTACAGAGACGGCGCTTCGTCACCTATGTTCTGGAAGTTTCTTTCGTCCGCCATAAACAAGCGGAGCAACTCCAACTCGATTAGGGGAGTGGTCTCGTACTTAGTTCGGAATCCTCGGAGTGCGCCCGCAAGTTTGCCGACGTTGACCGTCCCTGGGAGAAGA